TTTTTTCTTTTTTAATAAGTATTTAGAACTTTTTTCACTAGCAATATATAAGAACTAATGCTAGGAAAAAAGTTCAATAAAAATGAATTTAAATTCCGTTGTGAAAAGTGTGATTATTCAACGTGTAGAAAATCACAATATGAAAGACATTTACAGACGAAGAAACATATTAACAAAAATGCTAGTAAACCAGCTAGTGATAAAGTTCAATACATTTGTGCATGTGGAAAAAAATATAATCACGATTCAAGTTATTACCGACATAAGAAAACGTGTAAATTTATTGAAAATACAGAAATTGTAGAGGATGATGTTAAAAAGGATGATGTTAAAGAAGATAAACTAGAAATTGTAGAAAAAGAACAACAATTTGTTTGTAATGAGAGCATAGTTAGGTTACTACAAGAAGCAATGTCAAACAATAAGGCTCTTCAAGAACAGATGATTGCTATGCAAAATGACCACGAAAACGCAATGAAAGAACAAAATCAAGTTATAAAAGATTTTATTCCGAAATTAGGCAACACCACAATCACAAACAGCAACAACAAAATCATCAATGTCAATATGTTTCTCAATGAGAAATGCGCCGATGCAATGTCTATACAGAACTTCGCCAATCAACTGCTTGTTACTATGGATGATTTGTCCAAGAGCAAGAAGGATTGTATATCGAACGTAGTTTTAAAAAACTTAAAACCGCTGTCACTTACACAGCGACCCTTCCATTGTACGAATGTAAAGAACAAGGAGTGGTATGTGAAGGATGAGAACGACGGATGGGAAGAAGACAATGGAGAGAAATTAATAAAAACAGCTGAATATGGTATCCAAAAGAAGTGGACAACCGCTTTCGAGCAAATGTATCCCGATTGGATGCGAGACACACAGCTCCGCGATAAATACATCGAAATCGCCGGATCAACCACATCCGAACTACCCGAAAAAATCAAGCTGAAACTGTTACGCGAATTGGCGAGCGAATCCACGTTGGGTAAGAAGGAGTTGTGTCAAAATTCAACTTTAACTTTAGCCTGGACAGCACGTTAAATGCCGAGCTAAACACCGAAAAAAAATTGAAATGAGAAATGACAATATAGTGAGAGCGCACAAACAACTAACAAGCAACAAGCAAAGCAACAAGCAAAGCAACGAGCATACAATGGCATCTAGAGAGTATACGTTTAAGAAAAACGATCACGTTCAAATGAATAAGCCTTCTCACGTGTATAACGGCAAATGTGGTGTTGTGGTGGACCACAAGATATGTCTGAAGGATGGTTGTCAGAAGGTTAAAGTTGAATTCGAAGATGGTAAAACTTCTAGTATGCAGTATTCTCGTAATTTCATTAAAAGCTCCTACGAAAACCTTAACGATAAGCGCAAGAATGAAAATGACCGTTCGGTTACTTATCCAATGAAGAATGTTAAGGAGCAATACGCAATTGCTGATAATACAGCAAAAGAGACCACTGCAACTACCACTACCACTACAACTCATCATCGGCTTGGGGGCCGTGACGACGATTCCGCGCCAACTACGTTTTATCCGATTCATGCTCTTGTATATATGTTATTCCTTGACTTTGGTTACGAAAAAGGACTTCATAAAACCGAAGGTCCAACACAAAAAAGCAAGAACACATACAATAGTCAGATGAAAAAAGAACACATTGAATGGTTTGCTGTTAAGATAGGTGTTAGTAACCCACTTGATATCACACTTGAACAAATAAATGAGTATTATAATACAAGTCGTGGTGAAGCTCTTTTGAAAGGAGAGAATACTCACCGATTGAATAGTACAGTTCTCAAGTATTGGGAAAGGTTCTGTCGTGAGAAGAAGAGTAAGATTCAAGAGTATCAACAATGGTCTCGGAACACCAATGAGTAAATATTTGTCTCTAACCAAATGCTATAATATGATGTGTGTAAAAAAACAAAAAACCATAAAAATTAGCAGAAAAATTCCCACTAGGGGAGTTTTTCTAATTAGATATTATAATTACCATATAATATTTACCAGTTAATATCTCAGCATATATTATATAATGAACAATATAAAACCAATTGTTAAATGGGTAGGGGGTAAATCAAAAATTATGAATAAAATAATAGATAAATTGCCACCAAAATTTAATAATTATTATGAACCGTTCGTTGGTGGGGGAAGCGTATTTTTGAATATACCATATACAAAAAAAGCATATATAAATGATTTTAATAAAGACTTAATTAACATATATAAGCTTATTAAAACACAGTATAGTGCTTTATATCAAATGTTAAAACAATTAGAATCTGAATATAATAATTCAAAAAACATGGATACAAAGAAACTATTATTTATAAAAAATCGTAATAAATTTAATAATATTAAAGAAAAAGAGGGAATATCACGCGCAGCTCTATATATTTTTTTAAATAAAACATGTTTTAATGGAATTATGATTGAAAATTTAAATGGTGATACTAAACCTAGTTTTGGATTTCACGAAAAGGTAACAATAGCAAATATAGAAAATATGAAAGAGTTTTCAAAGAAATTAAATAAATCAGTTTTTATATCAAATAAAGATTATAAGTTATTTTTAACAAATGTAAAAAAGGGAGATTTTGTATATTTAGATCCTCCTTATGTTCCTGATGATATAACCAACCATAATTATAAATATAATAGTTCCAAATCTTGGTCAATAGATGATTTTAATGAATTTTTTGAGGTGGTAGATAAATTAGACAAAATAGGAGCTTATATTATGATGAGTAATAGTTATTCAAAATTAATCAGAAAGCATTATAAGAATAAGAAATACAATATGTATAAGATACCTATTTCACGAACAGTATCTGTTAAAAAATCAACACGTGGTGTTAAATTCGAAGTTTTGATAACAAATTATAAGACCCCTGTAAGAGAAACAAAAAAAAATAAAAAAATTAAAGACAAAAAGGTAAAAAACAAAAACACAATTAAACGTAAATTTTAGTTATAAGAACCAAAACACCGAAAAAAATTGAAATGAAAATGGAAAATATATAGACTGCACACAAAGAACAAGCAACTAACAATAATATGACTACGAGACGCGATTATTTTAACCTTCTAAAAAAGGGACGAATCACACCTGCCGAATTTGAAGAATTAACACTTCATATGGAGCAGACAAATATTACCAAAACATATCAGGAGTGTGTCGTAGCAGTTCCTATCGACCACGATCATTGGCAACCAGAGACTATTCCGAAACCTTCTAGAAAACCACGTAAATCTTCAAAAAAAGATATGCGTTTATGTATGAGAAATGGGCAAAACATTAAAGTTACTATGAATCGTGGAACAGTTACAAAATATGGTAATTATCGCAGAGAAACCAATACCCTTCAAGATATCGAAACAGGAACTCATTATCATTCACCAACCGATTTTGTACAAGCACAGTATCTTAAAATTAATAAAGTTATAAATGTAAATGGTTGGGATAAGATTCACTGCTTCACCAATGATGGATGGGTAATTATGAATACTCTACGCACTTAAGAAAAATTACAAAAAAATATTATATAACAGGGGATAATAACTTTTTAAACATAAAAAATTCATTAAACATTTACAATTTTTTAATGAGCTTAACAAATTCGCGTGGGTCGGTAAAATTATCCGTTTCAAGTTTATTATCAAAAGTTTCATAAGATGCATGCCAAGGAGTAACAAAATCATTTAAATCAATCTTTAATTTATAAATATATTGTCTGTATATTTGTTTACATATACTAGAAATAAGATTTATTGATTTACAATCCGGGTGTGAATTGGTTAATAATTCTAGTTCACATATGTTAGTAAATAATAATCGCAAATCAAATGATTTATTAGGAGATTTATATTTTCTATACATATTAATACCATTAGCGTGGTATTTCCGCCCATCAATATTCATATAAGAGAAGCCGAAATCTATAATATACCACTTGTATTTTGGATTGGTTTTTGTTCCAAAATTGTTATACATAATATTTCCCATATGGAAATCGCGATGATGAAAGTCGTATTTATCTTGTAATTTAATCAATAGCTCGCATATTTGTATAAACATATCATTTAGTATTTTGTTTACATCATCAATCTTAAATGTAGGCAATATATTGTCCATAAATTGTAATAAATTACCTTCCATTTTTTCCATACCAGTAATTATTTTCAGCTCAACAATAGACGAACTCCCTCCATCTGGTATGTATAATCGTCCAATGTATTCTATTTTTGGAATACGAGCACCAGTAGACCAGTTGCCACGCATGGCACAGAATAATTCATTTTGTATAATATTTTCATCTAAATCGTCTTCATAATCATTTTCCTTTGGAATTTTAATAACAATATCTTTCTTATCAATGGACGATTTATATATTACACCGTATGAACCCTTACCAACAATATTTTTAGAATCCATATTTATTGTAAGTTTTTTATCACCCAACACAGCGTTCTTCATATTTTTATTAAATTCTACTTTGTCTTTCATGTTTTGCTTTTCGTAATTATTAACTCTGTAATTATTATTTTTTGGGTAAATAATAGGCATTAATAAAACTCTGTTATATTTAAACTTTGTAAACTTTGGTGCTTTTAGTATTTTATTTAGATTTTTTAAGAAATAACACGGGTCAAAGAAAAAAGAATTTTTATTAATACCGATTTCAGATAAATTATTTTGCATTTTCATCATTTCCTCGGTATCCGGAATAACATAAAAGTCCTCTATTTGCATAGGACTTTTCTTCGGTGTTTTAAGACCAAACCGTATAGACAATTCTTCTGGTTTATTTTCAACCGATTTTTTCTTCGAGTTATCATTTATCGGTACGATATCATTATTACGTATTAAATTAGAATTTTGTCTCTTAGGCGCGACACCTTTGACTTTGATACTTTTGACTCTCATACGTTTAACGCGTGTTTTTCTAGTACAAATACCATTTACACAGTTATTATTAATACAATTTTTATTAGTTTGACACTTTTCCCCTATTTTAACCTTTTTATTATTTGCCTTAGTAATCGGTGCCTTAACACTAGGCGCTTTAACACTTTTTATTTTAAGATTTTTTTACGAGGTCTCCTTGTACAAATATTATTAACACAATTATTATTAATACAATCCTTATTTGTTTCACATTTAACTCCAACTTTAACCTTCATATATAGAGTGATTAGATAATTTTCAATAATTATATCAGAAATATTAAAGTAAAATTTTTTTCACCTTTGGATATTTAAAATGCCGTTTAATTTCAATATAAATAAAAATTGAAATGTAATTATATTTCATAAAAGTAGTTATAAAAGTAGCTATAAAAGTAGCTATAAAAATGAATGAGAAATTTAAAAATAAAACTTCTGGTTTACCAAAAGGTCCAATGAAAAAAAATAATAAAAATGCTGCGATAACCCAGTTATTTAATGAAAGAAATAAAATTAATAAGGAATATCAACATTACAAATTAAAAAATATACAAGTCATTAAAAATTTACATAATAAAATTAATGAATTGCGTAATCAAATTAAATATTTAAAAGAAAATCAAGATAAACATAATAAGGATTTTGTTAATGAATTATTATCATTTTATTCGTCCAATATAAAAACATGTAATTGTGCCGATGAAGAATGCGAACATCGTGTTAATTTACTTACATATTTGAATACACCCGATTAATATTTATTATACCTTTGAACATTTACATCTTTAGATATTTAAAATGCTGTTTGGTTTCAATATCTATCAAAAATAATAATAAAAAGATTGGTTATGTTCCTAATAGTCAAATAAAAGAATTATGTAAAAAAAATATAACAGAACCATTGAAAATATTAAATATAAAACATATTCATGGAAATTATAGAATTCGTGTTATACCTAAATGCTTTTATGTTTATGATGAAATATTAGAAAGCAAAGTGTTTTTATCTGAGGATTAGTCGGTGTTTTAATTATCCAAAGGTGTTAAAAAAATTGAAATTTAAATTGACAAAATGTAGATAGCAACAAAGAAAAGAAAAAGGAAAATACAATGGTCACTACACAATTAATTCCTCCTCGTGAGGATTGTGAAGGCGAGTTGATGACAATGCAAGAATTCATCAACAAGATGCGATCATTCAATGAGATGCAGGGTGGTGCCAGATGGCCGGGAGATCCTAACAAATTTTACTATAAAATCGATATAGATAACGTGTTTCGCTATGTCCATCTTACTAAAGCATGCATTATAATCGAAAAAGAGTTTGAGACCTACATTCTTAGTAACTGGAACGACAACAACCCCCCTACAATACCAATAGTGGTGGCAAGGACCGATGAGCTTCTTAGCAACTGTTTATACGACCACAAGCTCAAGAAAATCGTGTTCAAGGCTATGATCAAGAGTGGAGAAATAGACGACGACCCCCAAAGACCACCACCACCACCACCGCCACCATCACCACCACCGAACGCCAATAACGAAGAATCCGATTACGAGAGCGATAACGAAGAATCCGATTACGAGAGCGATAACGAAGAATCCGGTAATGGGAGCGTTCACGATGAAGAGTAGAACACATCAACAATACAAGGTAATGTATTGGTAGGGTAATAAACAATATTTTTTATATTAAACAATAATTATTTAATATAAATAATGTAATTATTTTTTCAAGGTTTGTTTACTTTTACTCTGTTGTTTACTTTTGGATTTACTTTTGGATTTACTTCTGGATTTACTTCTGGATTTACTTGTAATTTTAATAGTTGTATTAGATCGGTAAGGTCTATCAGTTGATACGATCATTAAATTAGGATTATTGTCTTTTTGTTCTGCAGCTCTCGTTTCAGGTTTAAATTCAACGGCTGTTGCTTTTAAACTAGTATTTTTAGGTTTAAATTCAACGGCTGTTGCTTTTAAACTAGTATTTTTAGGTTTAAATTCAACGGCTGTTGCTTTTAAACTAGTATTTTTAGGTTTAAATACAGTGGCAGTTGCTTTTAAAGTATTGTTTTTGGGTTTAAATACAGTGGCAGTTGCTTTTAAAGTATTGTTTTTGGGTTTAAATACAGTGGCAGTTGCTTTTAAAGTATTTTTTTCTAATATATTTAAAAAATCTTTAAATTGTTCTAATTTTTTTTTATGGTTAAGATATGATTTACGATTACGCGTAGACATATCATTTAAATGTAATGTTCTTAACTCAACAATTGAACGATATTTCTTTAAAACCTTATTGCGTTCTGATGGTGTTAACGCATTAATCATATCAACAATAGAAGTATTATCGCGCAATGTTACTACTCCTAATACAAAATTATGAAGAAATTTTTCAATATAATCTTTATTTTTAGGTATATTACTTGAATAAATGGTTGATATAATATCTGTTAAATTTTTTTTAAAAACTAATAAAATAATTTCCGTTTCCAAAATTCCTCTATCATTCACACCATTCGAATTTTCATCTATAGTTACAAATTCATATTCAATTATATCAGGTTTACCTTTTTCAGAAGTTTTAATTTTTTTTATCTTAAATGAACCACCTTTCATTATATATATATTGTTTTATTTAAAATTGAATTAATATAAAAATATATTAATTCAACTGTATAATGCGTTGTATTGAAGATCCAGAATCGTTTAGAACGAATATCCGTTCTCAACTTCAAAAAATAGTAAAGGACGAAAAAATTACACGAAATGTAGAAAAGGGAATACTTAATTACAGTATTACAGTTGCAAAGGAAAAAAATATTGTTAGGAAATGGGATAATAATTATTTTGTAGTTCTCTATATTGAAAGACTACGAACAATAATGCATAATCTGAAACATAATAAAGAATTGAAGAAAATCCTTCTTTCAGGTGAAATCAAGCCACATAAAATCGCTTTTATGACGCATCAAGATATGAACCCAAAACGCTGGGAAACATTGATAAATAATAAAAAAATCCGTGATAACAACATGTATAATCCACAAATGGATGCAAACACAGATAATTTCACATGCCGCAGATGTAAATCAAATCGGTGTAGTTATTACCAGTTACAGACAAGGTCGGCAGATGAGCCAATGACAACATTTGTTACATGTATAGATTGTGGAAATCGATGGAAGTGTTAAAAAAAATAGTATATATATCGTTTCATATATAGTGTAATAATTTAAAACAATATTTCCAAATCATTTACGTTCCAGTATTCAAATCCTCCATTGGGAATCGGTCTTCTGATGATAAATGGTATTTTTTTCTCTCTTAGTTCATTTTCGGCAATCAAATAGCTATCAATAATATTAGGTTCCACAGCAACAAATGGTTGAGCTCCTCCTTCAATTTGCTTTGCCCGTTGTCCCAAAATTCTGGTGTATTCGTATTTGCTCATAATAGGAAGTGTTCTATGTAGTGGGTCGACAATGATTCCTTTTACATTTCTTACTACTACTGAAAGTTTTTTAACTTCTTCATAATTATGAATCGTTGCTTCAGGATGATGTTTACTAATAAAATCTTTTTTAACATTTTCATCCATCTTATATAAATAATCTTCTTCTTCCTCACTTTCTTCGTCGGAAATATAGTATGACATATTTTGTGTTATATTTGGATTATCATCCCCCTTTGTTTCTTCTACACCTTCTATCTCTCCAATACTTCCATCCGATTTGATATCATCGTCAATATCATCAATATCATCAAATTCATCGTCATCAGAAACAGCAACGGATTCATTCTCGACTTCTTCTTCATCATCATCCGGAGCTACAATTTCATCTTCATCCTTATCAGAATAATTCCCTAAATCTTCTTCTTCAACTAATCCACTCATATTAATATACATAACAGAAACACTTTATTATAATTCAATTTATTAATTAATTATTCATGCTAGTCTTCCAAATGGTATTACATGTCGAACACATATAAACATATTTCATATCAATGTCATTATAACGCACATAAATAATTTCTCTCTGCGATTTATCATTAGTATCATTCGATTCGCAATTACTATTAGGACACTTAATATTATTTGTTCGAGGCAAGGTAGGATCTAATTTGGTATACTCATTAATGTATGTATCGTGATTATCAGTGTTGTCGTTATTTTCAAAAGATGAAACACAAATATTATCCGCGGTCAAATTAGTTTCTTCGTTTCCGCAATTCCTACAATAAAATATAAGTTTATCAGTTTTATTATCTCCACCAGAATTAATTTTTAGATAATACATATTATTGCATCCGCTACAGAAATTCATTATATATATAATTAAAATAAATGATTTTTAAATTCAATTTTATATGATTTTTAAATATATGATTACTTATCCATCATTTTTTTGAACTGCAATAGCTGAACATAGGATGTTTCTAAATTTTCGCGTGTTTTGGAATAGTTTACATGTATGTCCATTTTGTATATAGTGACGGATATGAATATATTATCGGTCTTATCCTTTTCCATTTGTTCCATAATTTTCTCATATTTATCCAAAAAATCATTTACCATAATATTGTAAAATTCAATAAAATGTTGCTGAATATAAGCACTATTTAACATACCTAATATTGCTGTTTCGTAGTTCTTGAAACGTATTGCCTCTAAATAATTATTATAATCCCCATGAGACTTATTGATTCCGGGTTCATTCAATAATGGTTCGTCATTTAGGACGGACCCACACAAACACATTAAGACGGAACGGATAGTTTGACACGAAGTCCATTGAGGTCCTCGCCACGTATTTAATATCGACAAACATACCTTTCCGTTACGGTATAGGTTAGGATTGAAGCGAGTCACCCCGTCGTTTGTGTGATAGGTCACTAGAGGTGGCGAATATGGGTAATCCGGAGGAAACTTAAATTTGAAAAAATAATACCCTTTTGCGTAAGGAGTATTTTCAGGACCAATTATTAATGCTTTTCCCAATAGAATATCGTCTTCGTCGTGGACATAATGAATTCCTTCGCTTACCAGAGGATTTTTTATAAGGTCTTTTACATCAGAAGCCAAACGTTTAATGGTTTCTTTCTTAATAACAATCGTCTCATTGCTCTTATCAGCGGTATTCGTTTTATTTTTCATTTCAGCCATTAATAAAAATATTAAGATAAATATTTAGATAGTTTTATATATATATTTATCGGTCACATTTTAAGATGAGTAATGGTTTATAAAACGCATATTAAAGAAATATTAATAAAAAAAATTGACCTAAAATAATATGTGTTATATATATTCAAATATGTCAGTACAAGATATTGACAAATTAAAGCTTCCAGCTTATTTAAAAGAGAGAAAATGTGACGCTAATAAAGAATCTACAAACACTCGTATTGGTAGCAGTGATGCAAATATATATGGAGGTAATTATCATATTCCACAGGGAGAATATGATATATTTCTACAAAAATATCATAAACACGTTTTTGTAAAAAATAATGTCGAATATTTGACAGAAAAACAGTTAATAGAAGGAGGACCTATATTATTGGACTTAGATTTGCATTACGACACAACAATCACAACTCGACAACATTCCAAAGAAGATATTGTTGATATATTGATGAGTTACATGTCCATATGCGATAAGGTAATTGATATACCTGCAAATACCAACATTGAAATATATGTCATGGAAAAGCCTAATGTAAATAAATTAAAGGAGAAAACAAAAGACGGAATTCATATATTGATAGGTTTGTCCACGCATAAATCGGTGCAAAGTTATGTCCGCGATGAGTTGGTAAAAGTTATGTCGGATGTATGGGATCATTTACCGATAATTAATACATGGGAAGACGTTTTGGATGAAGGAGTGGTAAAGGGGTTTACGAATTGGCAACTTTATGGGTCGCGCAAACCAAATCATGAAGTATATACAGTTACTCAAATGTTTACGATTAAAAAGAAAACACTTGGATGGTCATCAAATGAAGAAAATATTAACAATTTTGATATATCCGAAAATTTATATAAATTGTCGGCGCGTTGCACCTCTTATCCTGAATATAAAGTGCATGACGACATGATAGACATTATCGAAAATAACAAAAATAATTTGTCCAAAAATAAGAAAACGGTGAGTAAACCGCTTCGTAAATCAATATCGGTCGAAACGTTACGTGTAAATGATATTAAAAATCAACAAACACTGGACGATTTACTCGAAGACATATTAGAGGACCCTGATACCGATATTAGTATAAAAGAAATCCACGATTTTACGATGGCATTACCGAACCAATATTATGGTCCAGGTAGTTTTAGTAAATGGATTCGTGTGGGATGGGCAATTTCAAATTCGGTTCCTTCCAAACAGAACCGAACAGGATTTTTGATATGGTTGCGTTTTAGTAGTCAAGAAAATTGTCGTAATACGCTGCGTGGAGCTAATGATGACTTTGATTGGAATAATGTGGATTCTCTTTGGGACGAATGGGAAAAATTTACATCATCAAATAATACCGAAGGATTGACCGAACAATCGATTCGTTATTGGTGTAGAGAGGATAATAAGAAAAGATATGACGAAATAAATGAGAATTCGGTTAAAAAGTTAATTGATGAGACAATTTCATTGGATGCTGACCATATTGACAGAGGTGCTACTGAGTATGAAATTGCCTGTGTTGCAAAAAAATTATATAAGGATACATTTGTTTGTGTAAGCATTAAACAAAAATGTTGGTATCAATATAAAGATCAACGATGGTTTGAAAATGATTCAGGCTATTCATTGAGAGATCTATTATCAACTCATTTACATTCGGTGTATCAGAAGATTATTACGGAACGAGTTCACAGTTTGAATAATATGGATCAAAGCGATGAGGGTACTTATGATATTAAAAAAAAAGAAATAAATAGGTTGTGTGATATTACTACATATTTGCGAAAATCAAATTGGAAAGAAAATATTATGAAGGAATGTGCAAGTATGTTTTACGACGGTGAATTTATGAATAAATTAGACCAAAATCCATATTTGCTATGCTTTAAGAACTGTGTTGTTGATTTCAAAAAGAAGACACATCGCAAGGGTCTTCCTGAAGATTATTTGTCGAAATGCACAAACATTGATTATGTGGAATATGATGAAACAAAGAACTATGATATAATGCAGGAAATTACCGATTTCTTCAATCAATTGTTTCCTAATCCTGATTTGCGGCGTTATATGTGGGAGCATTTGGCTTCGTGTTGTCTGGGAACAAACGACAACCAAACCTTTAATATTTATACTGGTTCGGGTAGAAATGGTAAATCAAAGTTGGTCGATTTAATGTCGAAGGTATTGGGTGATTACAAGGGCACGATTCCGATTACGCTAATCACTCAGAAACGTAATAGTATTGGTAGCACTTCATCAGAGGTGGTCCAATTGAAAGGAACACGGTATGCTGTGATGCAGGAGCCTTCGAAAGGTGATAAAATTAATGAGGGTATTATGAAGGAGATTACTGGCGGTGATCCTATTCAAGGACGTGCGCTGTTTAAAGATACGATTACATTTATCCCTCAGTTTAAGCTGGTTGTGTGTACAAACACATTGTTTGATATTAAGAGCAACGATGATGGCACGTGGCGGCGTATTCGTGTATGTGATTTCATGTCGAAGTTTCTTGATAAACCGTATAAGGATGAAGATAAGTTTCCAAAAGAGTCGTTTCCTTATCAGTATCCGATTGATAAGAATATTGATACTAAATTTAATAAGTGGGCTCCTGTTTTGATGTCGATGCTAGTTAAAATATCTTATGAGAAAAACGGAAATGTATCTGATTGTGATATTGTGATGAATAGTAGTGATAGTTACAGAGAAGGACAGGATTATTTGACTGAGTTCGATAAGGAAATTATTGTTCGTGAGAAGAATGAATGTATTAAAAAATCGGTGTTACAAAATAAATTCAAAGAGTGGTATGAATCGAATTATGGTCGCGGTAATTTACCAAAGGGTAAAGAATTGAATGAATTCATGGATGCCAAGTATGGTAAAAGCAAACGAAAAAATAATACCGTTGTATGGCAACACGTAAAGATATTAGATGAAACAGATATAGATAATGACGACGAGGACGATGAAGAGGAACTTAGCTAATAAATTTTTAAACCTTTTGACATTTAAAATGTCTCTATATATATATGTGTTTTTCTGAAAATATTTCATTAGCAATAGGTTTAACTGGTATTTTATCAAGTTTATATTTCTATAAAAAAAATATTTACGCATCTATTGGAATAGGTTATTTTTCAATTATGGAAATAATACAATTTTTTCAATATAAGGTAATAAATAATTGTAATAATAATTATAATATTTTTTTAACAAATCTTGGATATATTCATATATGTTTTCAACCATTATTTTTAAATTTGTGGCTATTTGCCTTTACTAAAAACCCAAATTTTACATTTATATATATGTCGTTTTATGCTGGTTTATTATTATTAAGTCGGTTATTTTTTGTTAAAGATAATGAATTGTGTAATCAAAATAATGAACCTTTATGTGGTAAAAAAACATGTGCATTTTCAGGTAATAGACATATAGCTTGGAACATAAGATTGCGTGCTCCTGGTAAAAATTGGTTTACACCAAGTATTGGTTTACATTTTTTTATGTGGGTTATACCAGTTTTAACAATTTTTCAATTAAAGCCTATTATGGCGATGTTGTTAACTGGTCCATATTTGGGATATTTATTAACAAATAATATACATGAGCAACCTGCAATATGGTGTTATACAGCTATAGGACAAATGTTATTAACTTATTATTTAATTAAATAATCAGCGTTTTAAATGTTCAAATGTGTAAAATAAACTATTAAATAAAAGGTAATAAAATATTATTATATTTTTAATAATATTTTATTATTTAATTATATTGACATCTAACTTATTTCTTCAAGCATATAACCTTTGGTGGTCTTTGTCTTTTTATACTGAGTATTATCTTTATGAATATTATCATGACAACTATTACATATATTAACTAGGTTGGCTTTATGATTTTTATGAAAATCTTCTATATAATTATTTGTATCATTTGCACGATTTTGATATTGTAAATGATGTATATCATCGCCTATTAGTTCTTTGCATATTTCACAGATACCTTTTATTTTTTTGGCATTATAATGCGATTGTTTGTGTGAAAGAATACCACTATCTTCATCGCTATATTTCAGACGAATACTCAGTGCCTCGTTTAAGAATTCATCGGGTAAACCCAACGATTTACAAACTTCTAATCCATACATCGAATTACCTGGACCTTCTTTTAGTTTACGATTATATACCAAACAGTCATTTGCCTCATCATAAATAACTTCCATATGCATCATTCGAATACGATTTAATGCTTTAATCTCTTCGTATTTTACGACTTCATGAAAGTGTGTGGCAAATAAGAATGTACTCTGTTTTCGGTGGAGATTTTGCAAGCCAGCCGTAAATATGCTAAGTGCCGAACTGCTCTCTGTTCCAGAACATAACTCATCACCCAATATAAGACTATTTTCATTAGAATTCTTTAAGATGGTTCGCAATTCACACATTTCCACTGCAAAAGTAGAGAGACCTTTAAATAAATTATCGTTTCCCAATATTCGTGTAAAGATATATTCGTATGGTCTATAAGTAAATGAACTGCAAGGAACATATAACCCAGCCTGAGCCATTATGATGGCGATTCCAACTGCTCGAATGAAGCTGGTTTTACCAACTGCATTTGTGCCATATAATAATAGGCCATCAAAATCATTAATACCAATTTCAATGTCGTTGGTGACATATATTTCGTTTTGTTGTAAATGTTCGATAAGTGGGTGTCGTAACTTTACAGCATTAACGTATGATTTACTAGAATTATCACAATCGATAGTGGGACGACAATAATTATATTTATGGGCAACGTAAGCCTTGTTTTGAAGAACGTCAATATTAGAAACGTAAGCAATGACAACGTCGAGTGAGTCGATGAAGCTGGTAAGATTTACAATAAAGTTTTTATAAAATATAATTACATTATCAATTAATTTAGATAAATTTTTCTGAATATTGTTCATAATATCTTTTATTTGAGGACTGGTAATAATTCGCTCCTGTTTACTGTTTCCTTTGTTCTTAATAACTATATCTTCCATATGTAATAAATAATCCTCCTCGACGCCATTATTTCCGCTGTATACTATTTTGACTACCTTGTTTTCAGGTCGCAATTTTTTTATATAGTTAGTCAGTAGTTTGCATCTTCTATCCGTGGCATATAGTTCGCTGTCTGATTTCGAGGAGTTGCTACATTTCACATAGTCATTAACTATGCTCTTCTTTTCAGCACTACAAATAATATTGGAAAGTTGTGTTTGAATCTGAACACGAAGGTTTAATTGTTTTGAATATTCATTTAATAATGTATCTATTTCTTTAGATTTACCAGGTTTAATAAAATAAAGATTTTCAATATCTAATAAGGATAAATATTCTTGAGAAGTATCGCTAATATTTGCACAAAGATTTAAATCAAGTGTATTTTCCAATTCGTTTATGATGATTTGGGCATTTTCTTCTGGATCATTATTAGCATGATTAATTGTTTTAATTAAATTATTATGGATAAATTCATTACTTTTGTTGGTATATTTAGCCAATTCGACTACGTTTAATAAATTCGAGTGTATTTTTACCAATTTTTTAGGCGTTATTTTATTCATTAATAACAAACGCTTGAATTTATCTAGGTCAATAATATTTCTAATTTTTTTCCGATAATGATTAAATTCGTCGTCTTGTAAGACGCTATTGGTTAGTTCATAGGACAAATTCAGTATTTCTGGGTCTGTGGAAGGATTATGTAAATCGTACAAGAATTTTCGTTTTCCCATACAGGTTAGACAATTGTTAAGAAAATTTCCTACTGATTTTAATTTTCCATTGTGTCTGTTATCGTCGATTATATTTAATTGTTTGAGAGAATAATTGGCTAAAATTAATTTATTTTTGTTATGAGTAAACTCTGGATAATATAGATTTTTGATAAAATCACAGTTATGTTCATACATGTAATCAAGGAGAACTATAAAGGATTGTAGGGCTATTCCAAATCCGAAAATAAGTTCAGATTCAATTACATCTTGAGAAACATTAGGATAATATTTTAATAATGTTTCCAATTGGTAGTTCTGTTTGAACGAATTAACAACATATTTTGAGAGTAGACAATCTTCTTTTGTGTGTTCAACTACGTAACATTTGCGATTATCTAGACCAATATACATCTTAATATCGTGAATAATATTAGTATCTAAATTCGATATAATGATGGTCTCTTTCGGATTATATACCGAAACCAATTGTTCTAGTTGATCATATGAATTAGGACTATGATTGTAGTCAATAGTCGTTTCAAAAAGTGTGGTAATACCGGTGAAAATGTCGAGAGATGCAACTCCGAAAGTTAATGATTCTTTCATTTTTTTGCGTGCTCTTGTGTGTTCAATCCAAATACAAAGTGTTACATTTGAAATAGAAATCGTATCATCTTCAATATAAGTTCCTGGAGAGATTATTTCAGATAAACTACGAGTTGTGTTCTTACCTACTGAATCTTGTTCATAAATAACCGCAGTATAATCGTTCTCCTGGAAAATATTAATAAATTTGTCAAAACACGTAATATTAAATCCGGCTTGCAACACATTCATCTTTTCGTATTTATATTTTTTGTCTGCAATAGTTAAAAAACTCATTCTTTCGATGGCGTCCATATCGTTTTCGTGAATGTTGCCATCGTCGTCCTTTAATGCATATATTTCGTAAAATTTGCCTATTTGTATCAAAACAAGTGTTTTCTCTCCGTAAACATTTTTCCATTTTCTACAGTAAGCAAAATATTCTTTATATATAGAAGTCATTAATAATATAAGGAGTTAAAATCTTTATATTATTTTAAAACATTTACTAGGTTATTTATTTTACTAGGTTATTTATTTTACTAGGTTATTTATTTGTGATTTTTTATTTTACTAGATATTGAAGGTGGTTTTCGACGTTTTTTTCAAATGTATGATTTGATACGTCCATATCATTGGTTGTGGTATGAATATGAATATGAGTAGCTACTTGCGGTGGTTGAGTTGATAGGTTTGGTTCTTTTGTTTCAGTTTGAGGCTGATTTGCGCGATATGGAACGCTAGAATGGTGAAGGAAGATGCGTGGTTTTCCATCTATACAACGTTTGTATCCAAAAGTGAAGTCGGCAATTGTAACTTCTCCGGTAGTTGCACATGTAAAGTAGTAAGAACCCATAGCAAGCGCGGTTGTTCCATCAAAAGTTATTTTATGGTTGTCAAAAACGACTTTTTTCCATCCTTTTCCACCATTAATAGCAAATCCGGCATCTTCGCCTTTGAATTTATCCGCGTTAATAGAATTTTCGGCGCCTACAAAATATGACATGGCTTCTTCGCCTGTTGCACGAAACGGATGATTAGTGGCTTTGGTTGGTTTAAATAACACCTCGTGATGTTCATAACCATACAAATCGCCAGCGGTCTTAATTGCTGCATCTACAAAATCACCACCGTCTAAATATGCTGCTGAAATAATTTCAATTGCGTTAGACCAGTCCTGTTGACACTTAAGAACTTCTTCTTCGGTTATCGGGTTATTATTTTTTGGTGCAGGTTCTGTTTTATTTTCGATAGGTTTTGCTTCTACATTCGCCTTTTTCTTGCTGTCGAAAACATAGGTAATGGTTCTAACAGTGTGGAATAGGATGGTATTGATAGACCACGAAGCCATTGCTAGACCGAGTGTAGCGGCGGGAACACTTGAATTAAAATGGGAAGAAATTTTTTGAAGATCAATGTTACGGAGTCGCGATAAATTAATATGCTTAAAAGGCTGTTGTTTTAAAGAATCACTATGTTGAGAACCACGATGATGAGAACCACGATGATGAGAACCACGATGTTGTTTTCCAAATGTATGTGGGGGTGCTTCACGCCATCCACTTACATTTGTAAACAATAATATGATTGATATAAATCGAAAACCTTTATTAAATAACATAACTATAAATAATAGCCTTTATTTCTTTATGTTAATTTGATAAATAGTTATGAAGTAAGTTATCACTATTAATATTATTTATTTCTCCTGTTAATCTGGTTTGTTCATACAATTTGCGCAATACATCATTCGGTGCTTCGCTTCCTGTTTTTAGTAAATTATGCTCTTTTAAGTATTTTTTGATTTCTGGAATAGTGTTTTTTTTTAAATCACCATACGCTTTTTTTATTTTTCTACGAGTATCGTTATTTTTAATTAAAACAGATATATTATTGTCTTTTTTGCCTAGATTGAAACGGATAGTTTTGCTTTTTCTTTGTCTAACTGGTTTTATTTCCTTTTTATATTTCTTTTTCAGCTCTTGTAATTTCTGTTTTCTCTCAGGAACAGGCGTAGGAGGAATTGCGTCATTTGTTTCGATTTTGATTGGTTCGGGAGGCTTATCCATCGAAACTCCTGCTTTTCGTGTAAACATTTGTCGGTAAGTTGGTCGCGAGCCATTTTTCAAACAGCTATATGCAGGCTGATCGCCTAATGGCATCGTACCAGGTATTATAGTTGGTTTTGGAAGTTTATTATTTACAGTCACAGGATTTACAGTGACAGGATTTACAGTGTCAGGATTTACAGTCACAGGATTTACATTTTCGGTATTAAGAGTTGGTACACTATTAAGATTTGGAGCCACAACGCTTTGAGTAACGTCTTTCATTTCTTCCGGTAATGACGTATTAACAAATATTGCAGGTTTTTGGCCCTCTTGTAAATTTTTGCGTGTTTTTTTTGCCTGTTTCTGTTTTTGTTTTTCGGCTTTTTTACTTTTGGATAATTCTTCCAAATAATTCATTGATTTTGTGAATTCATCGTCAAATTTATAAACATCTTCATTTTTACTTTTATCTAAATCATTATCTTTTTTACTTTCTATATCCGCTTTATGTTGATGATTTTTGATACGAGTTAAAAGTTCTTTTCGTAATTTATTTGGTTTTACCACAGATTTAGGTTTAACTTTTTTTGTTTTTCCAGATTTATTATCAGTTTTACGCCCATTTAATGATAAATATTCTGGATTTAGCTTTATAGTTTTCTGGGCCATAAGTATAATATTGATAAAAAAATTTTTCAATATTTAAACATATAATTAACTAATTTAAAAATAAATTGATTTATTTATTACCACACATGTCATATAAAAAAATGGCAACCCAGAAGGATATTTCGATTGACGCGAATAAATATGGTGAAGAAGCATGGAAAGTGATTGAATCGTATTTTGATGGGGCCCATCTTCAGCAAGCAGTAAGACATCAATTAGAATCCTATAATAATTTTGTTCAAATACAAATACCAAAAACTATATCTATGTTTAATCCAGTTCATATTAAATCAGAACATGATTACGTTAAAGAGGTAAATAAATATTCCTTGGAAATATTTATTACATTTGAAGATTTTAGTATTCAGCGTGCTCAGATACACGAGAATAATGGAGCTACTAAATTAATGTTTCCTCAGGAAGCAAGGCTTCGCAATTTTACATATGCTTCAAATATGACTCTAGATATGAATATTAAATATATTGTAAGAAATGGTCCGAAGTTAGAATCGGAACAAACTATTTGTAAGAAAATACCAAAAATACATATTGGTAAACTACCTATTATGTTGAATTCGTGTATTTGCGTCCTTCAACAGTATAAACATATTAATAATAATGTAAGTGGTGAATGTTATATGGACCCAGGAGGCTATTTTATTATTAATGGATCAGAAAAGACTTGTTTGGGACAAGAGCGTGCTGCTGAAAATCAGGTTCAGTGTTTTAATATATCTAAAAATAATAGTAAATGGGAGTGGTTGGCGGAAATCAAATCTGTTCCAGATTACAAGTGTATTTCACCGAAACAGATTTCGCTCTATATTGCTTCGAAAAGTAATGGATACGGAAAGGGGATTTATTTGCAAATACCAAGAATTAAGAATCCGATTCCGTTGTTCATAATTTATCGTGCACTGGGTATTATTTCGGATGAAGAAATCTGTAAACATATTGTTCTTGATACTAAATGTGATTCGGATCTTATTAAAAAACTAATGATTTCTATTCGGGGTTCAATCGTTGATGCAAATTCATATCTGACAAAGGAGGATGCGTTGAGCTATATTACATCGCATGCAATGTATACACCACTAAATATGGACAAAGAGACAGGTGCTAAGAAGAAACTCGAATTTACAATTAATGTATTATCCGATGATTTGTTTCCACACTGTAAAACACACACACAGAAAGTATATTTCTTGGGATATATGACAAATCGCTTGCTCAGGTGTAGTCTAGGATTTAATAACCAAGACGACAGAGATTCATATTTGAATAAACGGATTGATTTGACGGGCACACTTCTTAATAATTTGTTTAGGAATTATTTCAACAAATTGGTAAAAGATATGTCGAAACAGGTAGTAAGGGAAATAAATAATGGTTCGTGGAGGACCACTGAAGATTATTGTGCAATCATCAATATGACCAATATTTATAAAATAGTAAAATCCACAACTATCGAAAATGGAATTAAACGAGCATTGGCCACAGGCGATTTCGGTATTAAACAAACATCGAGCAATAAGGTGGGTGTTGCACAAGTATTGAATCGTCTTACTTATATTTCGAGCCTTAGCCATCTTAGGCGAATCAATACACCGATTGATAAGAGTGGTAAATTGATTCCACCGCGTAAGTTACATAACACATCTTGGGGATTTCTTTGTCCAGCGGAAACTCCAGAGGGTGGTTCCGTTGGAGTTGTTAAAAATCTTAGCTATATGACAAATGTTACGATTCCGTCGAATAGCACAGGCCTTTACGACTATGTAGAGCCACATATTAAAACTTTTGAAAATATGGATACCGATGAACTGATTAATAATGTAAAAGTTTTTATAAATGGTGCATGGATTGGAAATACGTCTAATCCAATTGAATTATATAATTCGTTGAAAACAAAGAAATACAAAGGTATTATCAATATTTACACAGCAATAGTTTTTGATATTCGGATGAAAGAAATTAGGGTAAATAATGATGCTGGACGATTGACACGTCCAGTGTTGCGTGTGATTGATAATAAACTTGTTCTAAATAAAGAACATGTAGAAAAGCTTAAAAAAAAGGAGATGAAATGGATGGAATTGTTGCTAGATATATTTGACGAAAATAATACCGTTGTTGAATACATTGACGCATGCGAACAAAATTACAGTATGATAGCGATGAAACCTTGTGATCTGAAAAAGAACAAGGGAAATTACATTTATAAATATACGCATTGCGAAATTCACCCTAGCACTATATTCGGGATTCTAGCGTCTTGTATTCCTTTTCCGGAACATAATCAGTCACCTAGAAATACGTATCAATGTGCTATGGGTAAACAAGCAATGGGTATGTATGTTACTAATTATAATCATCGAATGGATAAAACAGCATATGTATTGACGTATCCGATGCGTCCTCTAGTGGACACACGTGTTATGAATATTTTGAACCTAAATAAAGTTCCTTCTGGTTCACAAGTAATAGTAGCGATTATGACCCATACTGGTTATAATCAGGAAGACTCTATATTGTTTAATAAAGGAGCAATCGACCGTGGATTGTTTTTGGCAACCATTTATCAAACAGAAAAGGATGAAGAGAAAAAAATTCACGGTGATGAAGAAATTAGGTGTAAACCAGATAAATCAAAAACAAAGGGAATGAAATTTGGAAATTATGATAAGGTAAATGAGAACGGTGTAATTCCTGAAAATACACTAGTGGAAAATCGCGATATTATTATTTCGAAAGTATCGCCTATTAAGGAAGCACGCAATGACCATACTAAAGTTTTGAAATATGAAGATCAAAGCCGGATCTATAGGACTAAGGGCGAAGCATACATAGATAAGAATTATATGGAGCGTAATGGCGATGGATATAACTTTTGTAAAGTAAGGATTCGAATTATTCGTAAACCTGTGATTGGAGATAAATTTAGCAGTCGTCATGGACAGAAAGGTACAATTGGTAATATTATTCCTGAATGTGATATGCCTTTTATGGAAAACGGTGTGCGACCTGATATTATTATTAATCCGCATGCAATTCCATCACGTATGACTATTGCACAATTGAAAGAAACACTTCTTGGTAAAGTTCTTCTAGAATTGGGGTTGTTTGGTGATGGAACTAGTTTTGGAGAATTTGATATTAAGGATATATGTAAGTCGCTTCAAAATATTGGATATGAATCGAAGGGTAATGAATTGATGTATAACGGATTGACTGGTGAACAAATCGAAAGTTCTATATTTGTAGGCCCTGTGTTTTATCAAAGGTTGAAGCATATGGTATCAGACAAACAACACAGTAGAAGCATAGGACCAATGGTTAATCTTACGCGTCAACCTGCTGAAGGTCGGTCGCGTGATGGTGGTCTTCGTTATGGTGAGATGGAGCGTGATTGTATGTGCTCACATGGTGCATCTCGTTTTAACAAGGGACGGCTATATGATGCATCGGATTCATTTAGCGTAAATGTATGTAATAAATGTGGAATGATTGCGGCGTATAATGACAAACAACACATCCATCATTGCAAGACATGTAATAATAGGTCTGATTTTGCTTATGTAGAAATTCCGTATGCGTGTAAGCTTATGTTTCAAGAATTAATTACAATGAATATTGCTCCACGAATTATTACATAATAAACTGTTTGCCATTGCATAAGCTATTAAATAATAATATTAAGAAAAAACATATTTTTTCTATTGTGAGTATATAATGGGTGACAGATTAATAATTACAAGAGGATTTGGTAATAAAAATGTAGGATATTTACCAAATAATGGTTCTGCGATTAAACCTATTGCTGGGTTTTCATGGACAATTACGCCTTTTCGTGCGGCGATGAATGCTGGTGATTTAGCCGGAACCAAAAATTCGGGCGTATTACCGTATTTGCCTAGCCACGATCAATCCAATGGAATCGGTAATATTAGCAAGAATTTTAATGCTGGTGGACACAGTACTGGGTCGGCTGCTTACTCCGGTAATCCGACTTATGTATACGATGGTTCAGATTATACAAGATTCAAGAAGTTACAAGCTAAACGTAGAGAGAAAAGTAAAAATGCTGGCCAAATATAATAATAAGCGTATTTATATTTTTTATATATGATATGTATAATGCAATATACATATAATACAACCGGTCCATCCAGTATTCACCGCATATCGCATATGAATAATGGTATTACAACAGTTAAAATGGGGATGCCTTTTAAACCAAATACAATGGCTCAAGGCAATATGTTTTCCATTGCACGTGTTGAGAACACAGAATATTTACAGAGCGAAGATAGTAGTAAAAAATGGTATGGTTCATCTACATCACGAAGTACCAGTTCATATATATCGTCAAAACGAAACCGCGCAATTGGTAATACATCTACTATGCAAGGGTTACCAAATGGAACACAACATAGTTTTAAGAGCACAGATAAGACAAGTCGAAATACGGCTTTGCAAAGAGCACGTGCAGGTGGAAGTGTAGCTCCTAAGAAAAAAGGTGCAACGAATTAATTTTATATTATTTATATATAATGGATAAATATTTAGTTGAATTTTTCGGAACTATGTTCCTTGTATATGTTATCTTAGTAACCGGTGATGCTTTAGCAATTGGTGCCGCTTTAGCTGTCGCCATACTTGTAGGTGGCAAGATTTCGGGTGGTTATTTCAACCCTGTTGTCACATTAATTATGGGTGCTACAGGCAAACAATCTACCAATGAGACATTCCCTTACATAATGTCGCAGTTTTTAGGTGGTTTAGTAGCACTTGAATTAACCAAACGTATTAAATTACGATAAATTTTAGGAAACACAAATATAATATTATTATGAAATCATATTATATATGGAAGGTCCTACCGAATTAGTAAATAACGAAGACCCTATTGAATTTGTTAGAAGAAAGAAGACTAAGAAACGGTCGCGTAAAAATAAACGTAAATCGCGTAAGATTATTAAGCGTAAAAAGACAAATCGTCGTCGTGGCAAGGCTAAACGCCGCACAAATAAGAGACGACAAAGAGGAGGTTGTGGGTGCGCAGGTGAAGGTTTTGCTGGTGGTTCGATATTAGGTCCTGTTGTGGGTGGACAAAATAACCCAAATCAACAACAACAACAGAAACGACAACAGCAACAACAACAGCAACAACAACAGCAACAACAACAGCAACAACAACAGCAACATCAACAACAACAGCAACAACAACAGCAACATCAACAACAACAGCAACATCAACAACAACAGCAACATCAACAACAACAGCAACATCAACAACAACAGCAACATCAACAACAACAGCAACAAGGGGGCAAGCGCAGAAAAAAAAGTGAAAAGGGTCGTCGTAGACGCAGTAAAAGAGGTGGTTCTTCGGTTTTAGTTGACCCTACACTCGGTGTATAAATATTCATTATAATGAATTATTATAATGAATTATAGTATTAAATTATCGTATTAAATTATCGTATTAAATTATCGTATTAAATTATCGTATTAAATTATCTTTTATTGATAAGTTTAAGAACAGCATATAAACCAATTATGGTTATGGTTGATAAATATAATTGTATTAACTTATCATCAGGCATCTTAGAATAATTATTTTCTTCTACTTCTTCTTCAATGGGTTGATTCATGGAAGAAAACGTTTCGCCACAATTTCTACCTTTATCTTTTGACATAGGATTTACATGTTTATTAGTTTCATTACCATCAATTTTATTTCTATTAAAATAACAAGGATTCACATCTTCAATATTTTTTCTAGTCATATATATTGTTTCGTAGTCATCATAAATTGAACCATCAGCGCGTTGTAATTTTTGTATGACATTTACTTCTACACAATTATTGTCACCGGTTAGTTGTTCAGGAATTAAAGATTCTGCAATTGTAAGAGGATTTAGTCTTGCTACATTGTGTAAAAGACTAGGAATCATGCCTCTTCCACCTGCAAGATAACTAGGAGGACGATTATCGATTAACACATATCTGTTTTTAGAACTATCTGTTTGGGGCAAATTAGAACACAGTTTATCTGTTTCAATAAAATAACGATTTCCTAAAGGACCAGACGATTTAAGAGCATTCGTTTTTTCGGTAAATAAAACCTCAGTATAATTACCTAATCCTATAAAATTCTGCCCTAAACTAGTACCATCTAAAAATTTTTTACCTCCTTTACCCATTCCTAATTCAGCTGGATTTTTTATAGCATTTCCATAATTAAAATCTATACCAAGAAAATCACTGGTAGGCATATATATTATTGTTTGTTAATAAATTTTACCGTTTGTTAATAAATTTTAAAACTAAATATAATCCTAATAATGTGATTGAAGATAAGTATAATTGAATCGCTTGGTCATCTGGCATGTTAGAATAATTATTTTCTTCTACTTCTTCTTCCTCGTCAAATGTAGTAAAACATTCTATTCTCTCCTTTATGTTATCATTCGGATTAGAAAAAGCATCATCATTCAAATTACATATATCTCCTTTTGACATATATTTGGTTTCTGTCCCTTGTTTTACTTTCCCACTTTTATCTTGATTAAATACTTTTAATGTGACTGAACTACATTTATTTAAATCAGAACCTGGAATTATGGCATTTAATAACCCAGATGGATTCGTCCTTTGTATATTTGAAACCATTCCTGGTATTAACCCCCTTGGAGTTTTAACACCTATCATATCAGATATGAATGGAATTTCGCCTGATGGTCTATTATTTATATAAATATGTCTTGAGGGTACTTGATTACTATCACCATCCATTTCACATTCTGTGTGCGTATTTAAAAAATATGCATTTCCTAAAACACCAGGATCTTTCTGGATTCGTTTAGTTGACCTCGAATTATTTTCCACAAGTAATGCAGAACCATAATCTATCGTTCCTTTAACGTTATTCATAATTTTGCCAGCTTCAGGTCCCATGTCTGGACCTTCACCCCCATCATTACCATCCTTAGGTTTATAAAACGCATTTACATAATTAAAATCTTTACCAGTAAAATTAGTAGACATATAATAATAGTGTATATAAAATTATTGTATATAAAATTATTGTATTATAAATCATCTACTAATTTATTCATATCTCCCTGTTTTTCTTCAACTAATGATGATATTTGTGTTTTATTTATGTCAACGTCATTTCTTAAATTAGCCATTTCTTGTCTGACTTCGAGAATTTTATCGACATGTTCCTTTAACATAGAAATCTCTCCAGAATGTTTAAATACCTTTTCGGTTAGATTAAGGTCATCTTCATCGTCTTTACCTTCTTTAAATCCTTCACAATTAGCAGATGTAAAAAAATTAAAATTAACCAAATAAATAACTATTAATAATGTAAACAATCCTAAAATGATATTATTTAAAACTTTCATACTAATATATTAATATTAGGTTTTATTTTCTAAAATTATTATATAATATGACTTCTACTTATAATCGACAGACACAACCTATTATTAATTGGAAAGAATTAGCAACATATAGTGCTGTTCCTTCGTGGAACTATAATGGAAACAATACATCAGGTAATAACGGAACATCTTTTAAAGCGAGGCCTTTAAAAATATGGCGTCGTAGATTAAATGGTACTAATAGCCAGGGAACCTCGGCAATTGGAATGCCTATGGATATTCCTGGTGGTTCTGTTTATTTAGGGAGTAAGGACCCTTGTGATGATAATAATAAAAGAGTCACTTTTATCAATAATATTGACCAAGGTTTTAAAATACAAGAAACGAGTTCAAATGATAAATATTTTGACACTAGTTTAAATAAGATAGTTTGTGTGGCTTGTAATCCTGAAGCAAAGGTTATTAAATCTGCTTCTACAAACTTAAATAAAAATTATTATACTGATAGTAGAGCTTATTTACAATCCCGTTGTAAAACTTATAAACAAAATCAAGGAACAGGTGCTCGTATTGAAGGTGAAACGTATGTTGACAGTAATAAAAATGTATTAGAACCTTCTGATTCAGGAAGTGGACCACCATATTATGAGAGCACAACATGTAATATGGGTTGTGATAACGGCACAAATCCCAAAAAAATTATATACAAACCGAACAATAAGAATTTCTCAACCCAAGGAGCAGTATCAAGTGGGTCTAGATTACTACGCCTCAAGGTTGATACTATTAATGCAAACGCAAACAGTTTATCTGCTTTTGGTGAAGGTGCAAAAAATGCTGGTCGTTACAGTTCAAATACAAATTCAATTTATATCCTTAAGACAAAGCAAAACAAGGTTATTCCATATAGAAGAACTGGTGATAAACAGGCATGTGATAAATGTGATTAGAATTAATAAAAAAACAATAAATATTTTTTATTAATTACTTTTTATTAAATACTTTAATATAATATACAACTAATCTTGTTTATCTATGTTTTTATTTCTAAGATACACATCATGATTAATTTTACACCACGTATTCATATTATTTTTAGTCCAAAATCCCCATGTATTATCACGTTTGAATGGCACAAACAATGTCCATGGTTTTGGTTTTTTATCATCTAGTTCAATGCGATGAGTGTAATCAGAATTTACAATATTCCAATAACCTGGTCTACGCCAAATTTTACAAAAACCTTTGTAGAATTTTGTTTCTTCGGTTTGATCAATAGGAACTTCTTCCCAATATCCGCCTGATAAGATTATATGAAAGAATCCCCAAGGGTGATCGTGTGGGTCTTCGTCGTCATCCCCTTTCATAAACTTATGAATAAATACGTTAAATGGAAATTTATCTCTATCTGTAAATAACATATAATAACGCACTAGATATGGTTCTTTATTAGCCCTGTCATTTATTAAACGACGACTTGAAGGGTCAAAATATTTTTGTTCCTCAAAATAATCTAGTGATTTACTGAAATAATAAATACATTTCATGTATCCATATTCGGTAATTTTAAAATATGATTTGAAAATATTACTAATTGTCATCATAAACAATGTGATTACTATAAATATCCATAATGTTATAAATGTAAAGATATACATTACATTTTCTTTAATATTTAACTTATTAATTGGATTTAAATTAAATCGGACAGTCCGTGTAATCATAATTTATTTTCATATTCTCTAAATATTTTGATTCAATTTTATATTATTAGAAAAGTTTATTTTATTAAATGGTAAGTTATATTTTTGACACCATGATACACACTTTTGGATATTATTTTTTTTAATACTTTCTATTTTTTCTGGCTTATTATTATTTATTAAGTTTAATGTGTTAGATATACTATCTAATTGTTGCTGTCCATATATCGCGTTTAACCCTTCAACTTGATTCGTGAATAGATAGGGTATTTCAAGGGATAAAATACTGATAATATTTTCATTGTAGCAAATCTTAGTAAACATTGTGAAAATTTTTTGCATTATCTTAGATGTATCGTATAATTTAAATTTCTTGCAAACAATATATTTTTCAGAATTTGCATATCTACTTGTATTTGGTTTTACAAAATAAACTTCTTCATATAATAAAGCTAGTAGATAAATCATTTGAAGTGATGCTTCTGTAAATGTGTCGAAAAATTTAATAAAAAAATTTCCACCTTTTTTTTGAACAGCAATTGCATATATTATTTGACACAATATTAAATTAGCACTTACGGTTTCTTGACTATTAAAATCAATAGAAAAATCGAAACCACCGTCAGCAGTTACCAGGTCAATAGAACCTTTATATTTTTCATGACAGAATTTTAAATTATCTAGAGACAATAAATTACCTGTATTATCTAGACCTTTTTCGATATATACGTTTTTGTGTTTTTCTAAAAAGGCAGTGCTTTTCTTCCATCCAGGAACATTTATATCATTATCTATTAAGGTCATTCCTACATAACTATCGTTGACATTGTTTCGAAGAAAAGAAAGAGCTTCAATAAAACCACCAGGACCTTCGGCAAGATGAAACGATTTACAATTATCAGGTAGTTCTGGTATGAGATTGAAAATACCACATATTTCTATCATTTTAAAATACGAACGTGATAGTGGTTTTATTTTGCAAACAGACGTCTTTGTATTTGATACTTGTGTGTGTATATATTCGTAAGGATTTATATATTTTTTGTAATGATCCCATTCTTCTTGTCTATTATCAATTTCAGTTTTTATATTTGTCAAATATTTCACAAGCGTCTTATTTATAACAGGTTCACTTATTTTTTTATCACTAGTCTTAAAATTAATAAATTGTTCTATTTTTTCATTATATGGAATATTATGAAGTTGAAAATAACTCATTTGTTGATAATTATTATAATACGTAAATTTTTATGTTGTTTATAATTTTTACATTAAAAAATTATAAATTAAGTTTTAACTTAAGTTTTAACTTAATCTTTATCGATATTAATCTTTCTTTTAACCTTTTGACTAGATGATTGCGTAGATTCTTGTTTTGATGGTTTTGAAACATTTATTTTTCGTTTGATTGTTTTCTTCGGTTTTTTATCTTCGGATTTTTCTGCTAATGTTACTTTCTTATTAATTTTTTTGCTTGTTTTAGGCCTAGTTTCGTCGGTGGTTGTTTCATTCAGACTTTCAATACGCGTTTCGTTGATAATATTATTGATTTTCATATTTGCGTCTTGTTCATCTAGTTCATCATCAATTGTTTGTGTTAATGCATTCTTTGTAATCGTTTCAGCATCTACATTACGTCTCTTCTTATATATGAAATAATTGTTAAGGAACGATATGGTTCGTTCGTTTTTGCTCATAAACTCTGCTTGTGCATATTTATTTTTACGATTCTTTTCATTTTCATTCATCATAATATCGTACAACTCTTTGAAGTTACCTATGCTACTCTTGAAACCTATTTCACGAGCTTCCTCATTTGTAAGAGGTGTAAACCCATAATTCTCCAATAAACGTGTTAAATAATTATAATTTACTAAAAATTCAGGAAATTTCTTATTAATAGATTCTTGATATACGTCAATTGTGTATCCTAAACAGCTACTATCATCGGAAAACTTGCTAGCGTCATATTGTTTCGTAATTTCCCATATTTTATCGTCTTCTTCCATGAGAATTTCACTTTCACCCTTTTCTTTATCAGCAAGCATTTTGAATATTTTATTACCATCATAACTTGTTCCTATAAAGTATCCACCCTCCTTAGTGGTTTCACTAACGTTTCTTAAAAAGTTATGCAATGTCACTTTGGAATTGAACATATAATGAACTGCAAATTGGATTGAGCAAATATTAAAACCTTCACTTCCTATTCCATATACGTTATAAACTCCTTTACCTAAATCTTTTACATCTTTTGCTCCCTTTCCGAATACGGCGTTTGTGATTTTTTTACCTTGATCCGTAATGATACCTTCCGTGTTTCGTATATTTACCGATGAGTTACCTTCTACAAATAAAGCTTTTGGAATCCTTCCCTTTTTTTTCTTATTATTTAAATAACGAGCACAAGCACCGTCCTTTCTGTTCTCGATATTATCCTTGGCAATATCTATACCAAATACAAAGTTCAATTTAGCAGCAATCCATTTTGGAAAATCACCGGCTTTTCCTACTGCTAAATCTATAAGGTTATGTCCAGGACTTGATACATTTTTGATTAAGTGATTTTTAACAAACTTGTTATGAAAATCACGCATTGATTTAGTTCGTGACTTTCCGCTTACTGCATTGTAATAAACATCGTCATCCCCAATATTTTCATTGATTCCGAGTCCAGTTTTAATAATTTCATCCGTAATAGGATTATGAATACTGTGCCAATTGCTGTTGGCAACATGATACGCATTACCAAAATTATTACCACCGTTCCGCAAGTCAGCTGTTTTATCATATCTTACTCGTAAAGGAGTCCATTTCCACTTATTTTCATTTTCCTTTTCATAGCTAAATTCCACAATCATATTATCTTCGATGATTTCGCCTTCTTTGGTAAGCATTATTTTTTCTCCATTACTGCTTTCTTGAAGCATAATATTACAAATACCAGCATCATTATCAGATGGATTCGTTGGATAAAATTGCATCGGACGATAACCCTCATCTTCATCCGGATTATTTACATTCGGTAGTTCATCGTCCAAAACATTTTTACATGGATTAACATAGCCATGTATTTTCTCGTCAAATCCTACGCGTAGAGTCAAAGTTTTATATTGTGAAATCTGTACGTTTGAATTTGTACTGATTCCACCTTTAAATATATTACCTACAAAATCGTCACCATTTGGTAATTTTTTAATAGAAATCAAGAAATCAATTGTGTTGTATTCGACAGGTTTCCATTTAAAAGAGTGTTCCCATGTAGTTTTAATGGGCATTTTAGCCTTTTCTTTCTCATTATTTGCACCAACTGCTAACAACGAAGGTGTAAATATCAAACCATCAGTATTATATTCAAATAATCCATCATTTTCATATTGTAAAATAATTCCACATTGCTCAAATATAGAAGATTCGTTGCTAGATTTATAAAATTTTTTCTTTTCAATTCTGATAGGAATATCCGAATCTTTTATTATAGATTTGGGTCTAATATCTTTAATTGTATTTACCATTAACGGTAGGCGATAATTTAAAAGGGTCTTGTCATCCACGTTTTCGATTGGAATAAACGCTTTGCTACGAACGTCTTCCCCCTTTAAATAATATATATCGAATGCTGCATATAGATTAATGAATTTACCTTCCTTATTATGTAATATGTGTTCACCGTCGATAATGGTGCCTTTCAAGTCATCGTTATCGGATAGAGCACCAGTGTATTGAACATTCATATTTGTGTCTATTAAATAAATTTTCTTCTTATTTGAAATATATAATAATTTACGTTCGCCATCTGCCTTATCGGTTACCGTGTAATTATTGTTTATATTTGGCATATTTGTTTCTTCGGTGGGTATTATATTATACATTTGTAATGTGTATGACGATGGACCTATAAAATTCTTTGGTTTTACGAAGTGTTCTTTTTTCTCATTCCACAAAATATTCATATATTCATTTAAAATATCCTTTTGTTCTCTATATGAAACAGGATAATTCGTTCCTTGAAGTCCAGATAAAACGTATTTGATTACCTTTCTCAAACTATACGCGATTTTATCAGGTGTATTATATTCGGTGCCATAACCTATTTTTTCTGGATCTAATTCTATTTCTATTTCATATTCCATACTTGACTCTAATACACCTGAATTTGTAAATCTGTATTCTGGAACATAATTTCTGTCTATTTTTTTAGACGACCTTACAATACTTAAATCTACTTTTAAGGGATACTTATCGTGTTTTAATGTGGTTCTATTAATTAATCGGAACGTTTTTTTGTTATCACTCCATTTATCAATCATTCCGCGGATTATTCCAGCACCTTGGTTGAATTTTTTTTCAACTTGTAAAGATACACGGAAATTAAAATCTTCAAAATCAACTGGATATATTAGGGAATCGTCATCATTGCGTAAAAGAGATTTTTGTTCGAAAGAACCATATACACCACCATTATTATCTAATATATTATCGGTTTTGCAATATTTTGATATATTTCCTAATCCTGATACTTCGGTTCTAATATTAGACATTTTTGTAACGCCTGTTTTAGGATCGACGTATTCACTGTTAATTCTAAGGAAATCTTCTTGCTGTAAATCTCTAAATTGTAGTGATTTTAATATTTTCACAACATTAGTATAATCGATATATGTTAGTTTTCGAAATCCTTTTGTTCCAAACCGAACTTCCAATTCAAGAGAACCATCGGTTGAATTTCGTCCTTTAACATTTTCTAAATAGAGATTTAATAACTCATCTAATTTTATTTGTGATTGAGTTCTCTCTGTCATATATATAATTATAATTATTATTTTTATACTATTATAATACTACTATTCAATTTTATTATAATATAGTTTGAATTTTTTGATATATGTCGGTTTTTTTTATTTTCATACCATTATTGTCGATGATTGATATATTTAATTTTTTGCATATTTCTTGTAAATCTTTTATGGTATAACCACTGATAGCTTTTATGGGTTTTGATGGATTAGTCACATAATAATTTTCAATAATATTCGTATAATAATTATTTATATCGGTATCATAGACACCGTATTTGTTATTTTCCCAATAAATAATACCGTTCACTGTATCTGTATACTTTAAATCAAATACTAGTCTGTTTTTCACTACACATAATGATATATTGTAAGCAATACAGAGAGCTGATAGTCCTTTGATGGTAATAGTTTGCTCGTTTAATAGTTCATTTTCTATTTCTGTTTTTTTTAGTTTATGTTCTTTTAAAATATCCTTTTTAGATTTCAGTATTTCAATGGCTTTTATTTTGGTTTCTTTTTCGATGGTAAATATGTTATTGAGATTAAATAAATAATTTTCCTTTCCATTTAATATGATGTAAAAGCACCAAAATAAAACGTCTTTTTGACGTGGGATAAAAACATCTTTATTTTCTTTTGTTTTTTCTTTTTTATGAGTAGATTTTTCCTTCAGTTTCAAAGTATTATTTAATTTTGTGTAACGAATAATGTTATCATTTGTAAACATGTAATTATTCAAATTATTAAATAAAAAATCATATTGTTTCTTCCTTGAAGTCATACTATATAGTGGGAACGCTTACTCTTTATTACCATTAAAAAATTTATTTTGGATTCTATCTTTTTCATTTTCTACTTCGTTTAATTCATCTTCTTGCTCGTCTACATACTTAATATATTTGTTAATTTTTTCTATTATAGAATTATCTAGCCCTGTTAAATTGATAAATGTTCCATTGTTATTTTCATTTAATGTGGTGTTATTATCGTTAAAAATACGCAATATTTCCATTTGATGATATATTGACATTGATTCTATACGTGTCTTAATTAACTGTAAATTATTTGACATTATAATTAATATAATTTTAGTTTTTAATTACTATTATTATATTAATTTATTGTATTTATTCATTAATTGTAATAGGTTTTTTCTTCTTCTTTGCACCAATTACCTCAGCAATAATAGAAATGTATTTATCATTTAATTCGAATCGTTGACCAACTACACGAACTATTATTTCTTGATTCTCGGAAAGATTTGTATATTTACTATTTGTGCTATGGTCACGGGCTACAAATATAACTACTGGACTAGGTGTATCTGACGTTTCTGCACGAATACCAGCTCTGGTAATATTCTTAATATTACATTCAATATGCATACCTTCGACCGGTAAACAAATCATACATTCTAATATAACTTCAAACACAATAGTATCACTATTAATTAGACCACTTGAATAAGTAAGGATTTTGGTGGAACCAGGTTTTACATACCCTTCAGCAATACATTTGCCTTCACACTCGGATCTAAGAATAGCTTCAAGTGTTTCACTAAGATTTTTACCAATGTTACTAATAGGCACAGATACTTTTTTTGTTATCATCGTTGAATGATATATGTCTACTGGTTTTTTTCGTCGAATCGTTTTGGGTTTTGTTTTAATACCTTTGTTTATTTCTTCTTTATTTGATTCTGGAGTGTCAGATTCGGCGTCAGGTTCGGCTTCAGATTCGGCTTCAGATTCGGCGTCAGGTTCGGCTTCAGATTCGGCGTCAGTTTCAAGCTCCGTTTCATCATCTTGTGTTTCTTCACCCATCGTAGATTTTATAATTTGTTCTACCTGAACTTCTTCTAATTCATCACCTAAACCAGCACCTAACCCTGAATCTATATTATTAATTTTTTTTTTGTCATCACCCATAATAATCTTAATATATTAATGCGACATTTTTTTAAACTTTAATCAATTTTTCTATTAATTTAATTGGTTATATTGTAAAATATATTTTCAATAGGTGATAAAAACCATACTTTATTGTCCTTATTATTTTTATTGTGAATACGGAGCATGAATTCCTGGTAAATACATAATTGTTTTTGGTTTAGTTTTTTATTATATTCAAAATCAGTAATTTTATCTAATATTTTTAGCGATTGAGATTTTTGTGCCTGATCACATCGTGCACCTGTATCTCTCTTTTTTTCTGTATTTTTAATTTTGAAAACCATTTCATTATTTTTAAAAACACTCATTAAACCTATTAATGAATTTAAATTTTTAAAACGATTTTTAATTTTATTATTTAATTCTGATTCTATCTTTGTATAATCTTCAGGTTCTCCTGTTTTCCAACTATTTTCTACTAATTTAACTAATTCCTGTTTTCCTTTATTATTTAAAATAATACATTTAATTTTATCATTTTCGAGCATTTCATCATCATAATATTTTTTAACTTGTTTTTCGAAATCAGATAATTCGTCATTTAATTGGAAGTATTCTAATATTTTTAAAGTTGAATCAAAATCGATACTTTCCAGTATATGAGATAATAATATTTCGTCTGTATTGTTAATGTTGTTATTTTTTAATTCTTTTATGATTACAGATGCTAATATATACCAATTAGTCTCTCCGCGTTTTACAGATTCTGTATTATTTGCTAAATCATAATTAGCTTTTATTTCTTTAAACAAATTATTAGTAATTTCAATAGTTTGAATATTTTCACTATTTATTTTTGAGATGATATCATCATCTTTATTTGCCTTTTCCAAGTTAAATCTTAGAGTTTCTTTTTTATAGTCAAGAGGTGTGGACCGTTCAAAAACGGATATTTTTTCATCGTTAATTTCGAGAGGTTGAAATAAATATAAATCTCCTATGTTTATTAAATAGCCAAGTCTGTCGTATTTATCTGTTATATATTCATTCTTACCATCAACAAGTTGATGTAAAGCTGAATTTATTTGAGAAATGGGATATTCGTTAATAACATTTATTTGTGATATTAAATCATCTTTACGATAGAAAAAATTTTCTTTCATCAACATTTTAATTCTTCTGATAATTTTATCATTATTTACATTAATATATTCTTCACTGTATGTATCTAATTTTGTATCGGCTTCGAATAATGTCGTATCTGGTTTGCAAACATAGTCACATTTTTCCATATAATCACAAATTGCGGAAAAGGGTTTGTCGCCAATTTTATATTCTATTTCTTTTTTGCTTGATAATTTTTGTGGAACTATTTTATCAAAATTATCTTCGGTAAAATTTTGTTGCTCTGAGTTTAATAGACAGTCTACTGAAATCGTTTTCAATAATCTACTTACTTCTCCGATTTTTAATGCTTTTAACTCTGCCAAGCGATATACATATATGTCTACTGCTTCTTTTTGTTCGTCTTCTAAGATAGAACCGTGTAAATATATTTCAACATTTCTCTCTGTAAAAGGTAATGCTTTGTGACTACATGTTCTTACGGCTCTTCCTATAATTTGTTCGATTCGATTCATATTCCACCAAGGTTCTAATATATGAACTTGACGGATGAATCTAAAATCAAGACCCTCTGAACCGGCTTGTGATATTAATATAACCTTCACTTGTTTTCCATCTACATTACTGTCGTTAGTTGCCATTTTTAATTCATTAACATTATCAGGTGAAACAGTCTTATCGCCAGTTATCATGATATACTTGGCTGGATTAAAATCACCGTCGTCTTTTTTAGTCTCCATCGAAATAGCGTCTATCCTTTCTGTTGGAGGAGTTTCAAATAACGAATGTGTACCTTGTGCACGCGTAAAACCTAATTCTTCTAGAGCAAGAGCAATAGGAATAACACCACCATCAATGTATTGCGAATAAACTAAAACAACACCTGTTGAATTCATAATGTTATCACATATGCTTTTCATTTTTCCACTGTATTTACCTAGTTCTTGTGGAGAGAAAACTCTTCCATATTTTTCGGTTTTGTATTTAAAATTTTTACGACGTATTGGACTACCCGATTCTTCATATGTTATCATTCTTCGTAATCCATCCGAACCTACCATGTTTTTAACGTTTATCTTTGCGTCTTTATCATGAAGTTTATCGCTAGGATAAATTATATTTAATCCTTCAATCGGTCGCATTAACTCAGTATATCCAAATCGCTCTCGAAGTTCAACATCTGAAACATTAGCTGAACCACCCGACTGTCCCTTTTGTTCTTCTACACCCTCAGGTGATTCATATTCTTCCTCA